CCACGTATCAGCATAAAGAAGGCTATCAACGATACTATCAACAGTTACTTCCCTAAACTCTGGGCAGTAAGTTCAACTACCTTTACATTCAACGCATCACAGACTACCTATGCTTTACCTGATGATTTGGAATCAATTTTGTATATGTCTTGGCAGACTACAGGTTCTTCTCAGGAATGGTTACCTATTAACCGTTGGAGAGCAGACCCAATGGCAAATGCTGCGACCTTTAATACTAACAATACGGTGAACATCTATGAAAACATACAACCTGGTCGTACCGTTCAGGTCTGGTATACAACAGAAGGTAATACCCTTGATGCTAGTACCGATGACTATGCAGATGTCACTGGTCTGCCTGCAAGCACAGTAGATGTAACCATCCTCGGTGCCTGCTACAAACTTCTATCATTCCTTGACACTGGTCGTATCAATCTTACTAGTGCTGAGGCTGACCTTAATGACACCAAGAATCCGTACAACTCTGGTGCATCTGCTTCTCGTTATGTTTTTGCTCTGTATCAACAACGACTACAAGAGGAATCGTTGAAGTTGGCAGACAAATATCCAATTCGTATCCACTACACAAAATAAGGAAGGCTAATGACCAGACAATACTCGTCGATTAGCGTTGAGACGACACTAGCCTCAACAATATCGTCTAGCGCCACAACAATGACAGTGGCAGCAGGAACTGGCTCTGCCTTGCTTGGCGGAGTAACACTTGCCGCAGGCAACGTTGACCAGTTCACTGTTGCTATTGACCCAGATACCACAAACGAAGAAATCATATTTGTTACTGCAAGTTCTACCGATACTTTTACAATCGTCAGAGCACGTTCTGGAACATCTGGAGTGCAACACTCAGCAGGTGCAACAGTCAAACACGTACTTACTAGCGATGATCTTAATGCTTTCAAAGCATCTATCTCGCCTGTAACTAACTTAGGTTTTGCTGGCTCTACCTCTGGTAGCACCACAGTACAGGCTACTGCAGTAGCAGGAACAACCACGCTTACACTTCCTGCAGCAACAGATACCTTGGTAGGTAAAGCAACAACAGATACGCTGACTAACAAGACATTAACTAGCCCAACATTGAATACACCAACAATCAATGATGCTAGACAGAATCTAACTCTTAATGCCCAGACTGGTACTACATACACCTTGGTGCTAACCGACAATGGTCGCTTAGTTACCTTGAGCAATGCTGCTGCCATAACAGTAACTGTGCCACTTAACTCATCCGTTGCATTCGCTACTGGCGCAATCATCAATCTTCAACAGATTGGTGCAGGTCAGGTAACAGTGGCTGGAGCAAGCGGGGTAACTGTCAATGGAACTGGGACAGCCCTTCGTGCTCAATGGTCTGCAGCAAGCCTTGTTAAAACAGCAACAGATACTTGGACCGTGATTGGGGATATTGCCTGATGCCTATTCTTGGAATTATTGCTTCTTCGGGAATACCAAAAACTTTATCTATCGATTATCTTGTTGTTGCAGGCGGTGGTGGCGGTGGCAACCATACTAACAATGTCGGTTTGGGGCTTGGCGGTGGTGGCGCAGGCGGCTTGCGTTCAAGTGTCGCCTCAACAGGCGGCGGTGGTTCCGTTGAAACAGCAATACAAATAAGCAAAGCAACAAATTACACAGTTACAGTGGGCGCAGGTGGCGCGGCAAGCACTAGCGGCAATGATTCAATTTTTTCTACAATAACAAGTACAAAAGGTGGTTACGGTGGACATTCCGCTAATAACTCAGGAGCCGCAGGCGGTTCGGGTGGCGGTGCGTGTGGTTCAAGCGGTGCGGCAAATGGTGGCGCAGGTACGGCAAATCAAGGATTTGCAGGTGGCGGCGTTACCAATCCATCAACAGGTTTTGAAGCAGGCGCAGGCGGTGGTGGTGCGGGTGCCGCGGCGGTAAGTGTAAATTGTGCGACTGCAACGGTAGGTGGCGCAGGTGGCGCAGGTGTTTCTAATTCAATTACTGGCAGTTCGGTAAGTTACGCAGGTGGCGGCGGCGGTTCTATTCGTGGTTCAGGTTTATCTGGTGGCGCAGGTGGTACTGGCGGCGGTGGTACTGGCTGGGGTTCAACTTCGGTGGGTTCAAGTGGCGCAGCCAACACAGGCGGTGGCGGTGGTGGCGGTGGCAACAGCGCAAATCTTGGCGGCTCTGGCGTTGTAGTACTTCGTTATTTAACTACTGATGGAACCATAACTATTGGTGCAGGTTTAACAGGTAGCACAGCAACAGATGGGTCCTATAAAGTAACAACAATCACTGCTGGTACTGGAAATGTGAGTTGGGCATAATGGCACATTACGCATTTTTAGATGAGAACAATGTAGTAACTGAGGTTATTGCTGGGATAGATGAAACTGAACTTATAGAAGGTTTAGACACTGAAACTTGGTATGGCAATTTTAGAGGCCAAGTCTGTAAGCGCACTTCATATTGGACTTTTGGCAATGTTCATTATGGCGATGACGGCAGCCCTGCATTTCGTAAGAATTATGCTGGCATCGGATATGGTTTTGATGGTATCGGTTTTTTTGCGCCACAGCCTTATCCATCTTGGATTCTTAATCCAGAAACTTACTATTGGGAAGCACCTGTTCCATACCCAAATGATGGAAAAGATTATGTGTGGGATGAAGCAACACAAAGTTGGGTAGAAATACCCACCCCTTAACTAAGGAGTAAACCTTGGCACCATATGGTGACGATATTACCGAGGGTATTCCCTATACCCTATCCAATCCTGCTGGCTCGACTAACTATCAAGCCACAGGAGTTTCTTACGATATAGCCATCAACGGGCTGCCATTCTTTCTGGCTGCCAGTGATGATTCACCTTATCGCCGTGTAACGGCGCAGTATCGTAAGCAACAGTATGACCAGACCAGAGAAGCAGGCGAGCAATCGCTGACTGGTTGGTGGTTTAGATCTCAGTCATCATTTCATCTAGGTCAAGGAATTAAATACTTTGAGCCTGCTCAAGATGAGTCACTGCGATTCCAATACACAGAATCTAAAGGCTTGGATGTCTGGACTAAAGGTCAGGCTACCCTGCTAAATACTACAGTCAGGGCTTTAACTAGCGCCAATACCCCGATAATCATTGGTGCTAATGATGGTACTAATGACTGTTTAGTTGTAGCAGATGGCTCTGCCTTGAAGAAAGTTACGATGAGTAATGATACTCCTACTGACTCTACCTATACCCAAGCAGGAACTCCATCTACTATTCTTGATTTAACCACAGATGGAATCAGATACTGGTTTATCAATGGAACTCACGTTCATAGAGGAAATATCACATCAGGTAGTAGCACTGAAATCTATAACGCAAGCAGTACCACAAGTGCCAGAATTAAATACATTAAACAACGCCTTATTGCCAGCGTTAATAATAAACTTTATGAATTAAGTTCTACTCATACTGGCGGTGGCGCTCTACCATCAGACCACTATACCCATCCACAGAGTGACTGGATTTGGACTACTATCTCAGAGGGTCCTAATGCTATCTATGTAGGTGGCTATAGCCGTAAGAACTCATCTATCTATAAGATTACTTTAGATTTGGCTAATGCTAATGCTCTTGGCTTCCCAGAACTTAGCGTTCCTTCGGTAGTTATAGACCTACCTGAAGGTGAAATCATCAATACCTTTGATACCTACCTTGGTACCTACGCGGTACTATGCACTAACAAAGGTGTTCGAGTAGGAGTTCTAGGTAATGAAGGAGATGTCTCCTATGGACCGCTACTATTTGAAACAGAGTGTACTGATGTGTCCTTTAGAGACAAGTTTGCTTATGTATCTACCAAGCAGGGAAGCGAATCAGGTTTAGTTCGTATTGATTTATCACAGCCAGTAATTCCTAACAGCCTTGTCTTTGCCTATGCTTGGGATGTATGCGCCTCTGGCGAGACTACTACCAGTAACTCAGTAGCCTTTCTTGGTGGCACAGATCGTGTAGCTTTCTGTGTTCCAGGCGATGGTGTATGGGTTGAATCATACGGAGTCAAGGTTGCATCTGGTTATCTAAAGACTGGCTTTATCCGCTATAACACTCTTGAAGGTAAGCTATTCAAACTACTTACCCCGCGTATTGATACCACTAATGGTAGCTTGAGTATCTCATCTATCGGCTATGACTATACCGAATATGCAATCGGTTCTTTTGCTGAAGAGTCTACTGTTTCTGAAATCGGCATTCCTTATCCGCAAGGACCTCAAGAATACTTAGCCTTCAAGTTTACACTTAGCCGTGATGCCAATGACAGCACTCTTGGACCACTATTTACTGGCTACCAGTTGAAGTCTCTGCCCTCAGTACCTCGTCAAAGATTGATTCAGTATCCATTATTCTGTTATGACCACGAGAGCGATAAGTTCGGAGTGGAAGTAGGCTATGAAGGTTCTGCTTGGGACCGTATGCAACAACTCGAAGCAGTAGAAAACGTAGGCGATACCATCCGAGTAGAGGACTTCCGCACAGGAGAATCCTTTATTGGCCTGATAGAAGAGATGGACTTTATCAACCGTACACCGCAAGACAAAAGGTTCACAGGCTTTGGCGGAACCTTACTTGTCACTATTAGATCCGTATAGGAGCCTGCAATGACCCCTTCTGAATGGGCAATTCTTATTGCCACAGTTCTTGGAATAGCATCAACTTTATTTATGGGACTGCGTTGGATAGTCCATTCATTTCTTTATGAACTTAGACCTAATGGTGGCTCCAGCATCAAAGACACAGTGGCTCGACTAGAGACACGCGTTGACGAAATCTACAAGATTCTGGCAGAAAGAGGATGACAAGTGAAACCTGTTGCAAAGAGTGCAACACCTGCAGCAAGTGCCGTTCTAAGACAGGCAACTGCGCTTGCTCCAAAGCGCAAGAAGGTATCGGATGGACTCCTGCCAAGCAAGGCTCACATCAAGGCAAATCCTAACTCTGACCATAACACAGGTCACGCAGTAGATTTGACCCACGATCCACATAACGGAATTGATTGCAGCAAAATCTATGAGAAACTCAAGGAAGATAAGCGAGTCTCATACCTGATATTTAGTGGGCGCATCTGGTCTAAGGAACACGGTGACCGCGCTTACGAAGGACCAAATAAACACGTAAGTCATCTACACATTTCAATCAGGCAAGAGCACGATAAGGACACCAGTCCTTGGTTTCCCTGGTTGGAAAAGGCTAAGAGGACTCCGAAGGATGCCCTTACTGTGGCAAAGTCGAAGGCCTCTAAGCCTAAGAAGAAGACAGCCAAGGCTGCTACTAAGAATCAATCTCTTAGGAAGAAGTCCTTGTTTGTGTCCTTATTCAAGAGAGGAAAGTAATGAAGAAACTAGCAAAGAAAATCAAGAGCAAAGAGTTTAAGGCTGCTTTCAAGTCTTATCTCCGTGCTGTTCTAGCATCAGCAGCGACTATGGGAATTGCTTTGGCAACAGACCTAGCTCCTGAATACGCAATCCTAATCGGTGGTCTTACTGCCCCTATCGTCAAGTGGGCTGATAAGACTGAAGCGGAGTTCGGAAGAAAGTACGACGCTGTAAAGTAAGTAATTTGTAAGAGCGCTGCGAGGAAAGCCCTCATCCCTAACGGGGTGGGGGCTTCTTTTTTTATGCCTAAAAACTATTCTCGTTGTTATCAACAGGACAAGGGATACGAACTAGATTACCGCAGTTGACACAGGTAGCATCAAGAAAGTACCAGGATATCTCATAGTCTTGGAACTGAGCCATAATGTTAAACATAGTACAACCACAGCTACAGACGTGAGTAGGTCCAAGGGACCTGAGATCTGCTGCTTTGACTGGTGGTATTCTAAGCAGCCGAAGTAGACGGAACAACACTGAGTTCACGGCTCCTTCCTGATGTCAGTCGCCTCTCGCCGCCCTTGGCGGCTCGGAACGCTGTTACTGTTTATTCGCTCCGCTCATAGTTTAATGACAAGGTGTGTCGTTACTGGTACGACACGCCGATGGAAGGTATATTTCTCTGCTATGACGACACTGGTAGGAATACAGATTGAAGATATGGTGATACTGGCTGCTGATAGCCAGATTACTGAAGATAACTTACGGACTATAAGTAGTACTACGCCAAAGATTATTAACGTTGGTAGATACTTGATAGGACTGGTAGGAGATTCCAGGCCTGCTGATATCTTGGCTTACAACTGGAGTCCGCCACCCTACAAGGGAGCTGATCCCGTGCAGTGGATGGGTAAGAAAGTTATGCCTTCAATCCTGAAGGCTTTCAAAGAGAATGGATACGACCCGTATGAAGCAACCAAAGATAAAGAAACAGGGTTCGACTACCTTGTCGCGTTTGATGGCAACCTATTCCATATTGCAACTGACCTCTCGTTCATCCAGTCCGACAAAGGTATTTACGGCTTGGGTAGTGGTGGCGCTTATGCTCTCGGCTATCTATATGGTCGCGTTAATCGTCTTACGTTAGGCAACATTGACCAACACGCCGAACGCGCTGTTCAAATAGCCAGCATCCTTGACATCAATACCTGTCCACCGATTCAATTAGTCTCTCAAGGAAGGATAATAACGTGATACGAGACTATTCAATTCACTTCAGCTTTGGTAGTTTGAATAACTGGGGCCTTGGTATTGATTACTTTCACGACTATGACACTATGCCATACAGGTTAATTGCTAGAATGTTAGTAATAAATCTGATAGTATTCCGCTTCACAATAACTAGGTGGGAAAAGCATAAATGGATATAAAAGATTTATTAGTTAAGGCTCTCTACGAGAAAGAGAACAGTAGAGGCAGGTCACTGCAGACACAGATAGGTCCATCAGAGTTAGGTGGCTGTCGGCGTAAGGTCTGGTATAAATTAAACGGACAAGAAAAGACCAATGGCGGAGAGCTAAAGCTCGCAGCTATTATGGGTACTGCTATCCATAACTCTATAGAGAATGCTTTATCTAATAACAAAGAAGTTTTGCTAGAGCAAACAGTAGAACATAACGGAATGAAGGCTCACGTAGATCTCTACATTCCTGGGACAGGCGATGTAGTGGATTGGAAGACAGTGAAGTTGAAGAACCTCACTTACTTTCCAAGTCAGCAGCAACGCTGGCAAATACAAACTTACGGATACCTGATAGAACAAAGTGGCTTGGGGAAGGTTACTAATGTTCATCTGGTAGCAATACCGCGAGACGGTGACGAGCGCGATGTCAAGGTCCATACGGAGAAGTATGACCCTGCTGTTGCGCTCGAAGCCCTCTCTTGGTTAGAGGCTATTAAGACCAGTGAGGTTGCTCCTGAACCTGAAAAGGATGAGAGCTACTGCAAGTTCTATTGTAAATACTTTGACGCATCTGGTGAGATTGGATGCGTTGGTCTAAAAAAAGAACGTACAAAGACTGAGTTACCGCTCATTGAAAGTGATGAGTCTAGTAATCAGGCTTTGGAATATCTACAGATAGATCAGAAGATAAAAGAATTGACAACCAAGAAGGATGCTATTAAAGAAGCTCTTAGTGGGGTTGTCGGTGTCACAGCTACTGGAGTTGAAGTCCGTTGGACATCAGTAGCTGGACCTACGCAAGTAGATAAGGATGCAGTCGAGCAACTCATCGGCTTTTGTCCAACAATAAAAGGCAAGGAAAGTCTGCGCCTTTCAATTAAACATAATGGAGGTAAGTAAAGTGGCTGCACCAGAATCAACAAAGTTCCAAGTCAATTTCAAGACACCAGATGGAACCCTCATCAATCTTTATGCTACAAGCAAGGAGGAATTGGAAGGGTTGCTAACAGCAGCTTCTGACTTTTCTGCCCTTATTACAAGCACAAGTCAAGCGTATGCAGGCGCTGCACCTGCTGCTCCCGTTTACAATTCTGCACCAGCAGTAGCATCAGCGCCAGTATCTGCTGGCGGAGAAGAAACTGTCAACGATAAGTATGGCAACATCTGGGTATACAACCACCCAAGCGCACCAGAGTGCTCTCGTGGAAAGATGGTTCTAAAGCACGGCAAGGCACAAGCAACTGGCAAGCCATACAAGGGTTGGTTTGATCCCGCTACTGGTCCTAAGTGGACTGGTGCTAAAGTTCCAAAGGACCAACAAGCGGCAACGATTTGGGCGTAACACAATGCGAGAGCCGCGTGAATACGAGGCTCCGCTATGTGCACAAGTCGGAGGAGACCATTGGTTCCCAGAGGTTACTGGGACAGACAGTAGTTCTCGTTACCATACAAGTTTTGCAAAAACTATCTGTGGAAGATGTGTCCATAAATCCGAATGCGCTGAATGGGGTATACAGAACGAAAGATTTGGTATCTGGGGTGGCCTTACAGGGGCTGACCTAAAAGAAGCTAGAAGAAAAAGAAATGTAATACTGCCAAGGGAGGGGCATAATGCTTAGACTAGATAGAGCTTGGAAGTCTTCTCGTACTACAGCACAACCCCTGCCTACAGTATGGAAAGATCTAGAGAAGAAAGATATAAAGTTTAGACGAGGCCAAGTATGTATGGTCGCTGCTGCGCCCAATGCTGGTAAGTCTATGTTCGCTCTGGTCTATACCATTCAGGCAAAGGTTCCTACTTTATTCTTCTCAGCAGATACTGATACCGCTACAGTAATGATGCGAGCATCTGCACATACAGCAGGTCATACTCAGCAGACAGTTGAGAAAATGATTACTGAGAATCCTCGTTACTATGATAAGTACTTGGAGAGTATGTCGCATATACAATGGGTCTTTGACTCCAGTCCTAATCTTGATGATATAGAAATGGAAATCAAAGCCTACATAGAACTATATGGGTTGGCTCCAGAGCTAATCGTAATAGATAACTTAATGAATGTTGTTGCTGAATCTGATAATGAATGGGCAGGACTGCGCCAGATTATGGTTGAGTTGCACGATATGTCTAGGAAGACTGAAGCCTGTGTGTTAGTACTGCATCACGTATCAGAACAGAGTGAGTATGGTAATCCAACTGAACCTTCAGCTCGCCGTGCTATTCACGGTAAGGTAAGTCAGCTACCTGCGATGATACTTACTCTTGGCTATAGCCCAATAGAAAATACTTTAAGGGTTGCACCAGTAAAGAATCGTTTTGGTAAGCATCAAGCAGATGGTAAGGATTATGTAGGGCTCTTTGTGAACTTTGCTACCTGCCAGATATCTGACTCTGATTCTTATGGCAGAGCAATCCGTAATTCTAATGTGAGCAACTATGTCTAGTTACAATAAGGCTAAGGGTTCTAAGTTTGAGACAGATGTGATGAAGTATCTACGCAAACTAGGCCACTTTGCTGAAAGACTTGCTAAGGCAGGAGCCAATGACGAGGGTGATATTGTCACCATAATCGCAGGTCAGACCTATATTCTGGAATGTAAGAATAGAAAGTCATTAGATCTTCCTCAGTTCTGGGCGGAAGCTCAGGTTGAGGCAGCCAACTATGCGAAGGCGCGGGGTCTTGTGGTTGAGCCTCCCGCCTTCGTTATAGTTAAGAGGCGCAGAGCCAGCATAGAAGATGCTTGGGTAATACAAAATCTAGAGGAGTGGTTAAATGGCCTCAACAATAAAACCGCTAAAGCGGTGGAAAAAAACAGCTTGGAAGAAGAAATATCTAACACAGTCCCAGAGATGGGGGAAAGTAACAGTGACTAAAATGCCAGTACCAGAAGGAAAGATAACTAGCAGTGAGATATTTGCTACACCAGAAGTTAAAGAAGAACCGAAGGTGGAAGAAGTAGTAGTAGAAGAAGAACCTAAAAAGAAATGATGTGTGTGGACTGCAAGGTGGCTGGTGAGTTTAACTCACGAGGCCAGTATGATAAGGCTGAAGAGATGCACGGATACTGTAAAGGAGACTGCGCTTGCCAACACAAGACTGGTCCAGGGTGGTTCGTAAGAAAAGGTCAAAAGGCGACTCTGATGCAAACACAGTCTCCATAGCAGATGTAGTTAGACACTTCGGAGGCGAAGTAAAAGAAGGTCGCAACATATCTGTACGTTGTTGTATGCACGATGATGCTCGCAAGAGCGCAGTCATTGACACCTATAACAATTTGTATTTCTGTCATACCTGTGGCAAGGGTGGCAACGCTGTTAATGTAATTATGGAACTAGAGAATGTGGGGTTCAAAGATGCTCTCGCAAGGGCAGGCGAAATTATTGGAGGAAGCGGCTCATCACTACGCACAGGAGATAAGCCCAGAAGCTCTGCAATATCTAGAAGGACGTGGAATATCTGAGGAGGTAGCAGCTAGGTATCGTCTTGGTTCTATCACAGATCCGATAGAGGGACACCAAGGCTATCAAGGTTGGATATCTATACCTTACTTCACTGCCTTAGATATCTGTGTTGGCTTTAAGTTTAGAAGATTAGATGATGGTAAGCCTAAGTATGGAGCGCCTACTGGTCAGAAGTCACACCTGTTTAATGTCATTTCAACTATGTCTAATACCAGCAGGGTAGTTGTATGTGAGGGTGAGTTTGATGCGATAGTTATGGAGGCTAACTGCCAAGTGCCAGCAGTAGGAGTGCCTGGTGTTGCTGCTTGGAAGCCTTATTATTCAAAGTTATTCAATGGTTTTGATATGGTTTATGTAGTCGGTGACAATGATGTTAAAGAAGATGGGACTAACCCTGGAGCTGAGTTCTCTAGGCGTGTCGCAGGTGAGTTAATCAACTCACAAATCGTACAATTACCACCAGGTATGGACATAACAGACTTCTATCTGGTGAATGGACAAGAAGCAACAGCCAACCTAGTAGGAGGAGTATAGTGAGTGACTACAAAGAAGGAATTGACTCAGATGGCAGAGTATCTGAAGGAATTGGGGATGGTAATAGTTTCCATAGACTTCAAGAATGGTACTATTACAGTCAAACCGATTCCGACAAGAAGTTAGATTCGGAGTTCGTTGCTAATGTGTGGCGAATCCTTGACACAGCAGGTAATTTGCTCATCCGCAAACATAAAGATTATGGTCCAAAGAACATCTCTCACAGTCCAGGTGGAGCACTCAACGGATTACGAGTGCGTATGCACGACAAGGTGGCTAGAATCAATCACCTCGTTGATAGTGAAGTCGCTCCCTCAAACGAGTCACTCAGAGATTCTTTCCTAGATCTACTTAACTACTCTGCTATTGCAATGATGGTACTAGATAAGACTTGGCCTGAGATACCTAATGACTGATATCCACCCAGCTATTCTTGATATAGCTCCCAGCGTAGCCAATACTATCTGTCGTAGGTTTCGCAACTATGTAGATAGAGACGATGTAAAGCAGGAGTGCTACGCCTGGTATCTAACTAGAGTAGAACATCTAGATGGACTATTAAATGAAACTAATCCTATCCAAAAGGTAATCAATGAGAAGCGTATTGCTTGGCAGATGAAGCGCCACTGTGAGCGCTATGCTCGCAAGGAGAAGGCTGCTAAGGCAGGCTATCGCATAGGCGATGAAGCCTTCTATGACTCAGCAGTTATAGCCCAGCTATTGCCTCACGTAATTGCATCCATCGTAGATAATACAGTCTTAGAACAGGCACAGAACCTCATTAACGATGGTCAGCCACGTAAGCAGTCAGCTCCAGCAGAAGGTGGCAACCTACTTGCTACCCTGATAGATATAAAGAAGGCTTATCTAAAGCTAGAGATAACAGATAAAGATATTCTTATCAAGAGATACCACGAGAGCCTCACCCTTGAGGCTTTGGCAGAGTATCTAGGTTGTGCTGTATCTACTGCTGATCGTAGATGTCAGAGTTCTTTGCGTAAACTACAGAACAATGTGGGTGGGGAGAGTCCATACCAGTGAAAGAATCCGAGCTCTTCGATTATCTAAAAGATAAACACTTCCCCGACCTTGAGAAATCTGAAGGCGCTTTCGACTCCTTTGACTGCACTACCATTGAAAAGAATCTATACATTGAACTCAAGTGTAGGCATAGCCACTATCCAGACTTACTGATAGAAGAGATGAAGTATCGCAGGCTTATCAACCAAGCAGGAAGTATGGCTCCTTACTACATTAACTCCACACCAGAGGGTATCTATGCCTTTGATTTATCAAGAGTTCCAGAGCCAAGCTGGTCTGAGAAGTGGATGCCTACCACTACTGAGTTCTCTGATACTAGAAAGATTATGAAACTTGTCGGCTTCCTACACCTAGATTATGCCTTACCGCTATGACCGAAGGCTTCTATAAAACTGATACCTTCAAGACATCTAGTGATGATACTTGGAGCACACCTAGAGATTTCTATAATAACTTAGCGAAAGAGTTTAACTTTACCCTTGACGCTGCTGCCCTTGCCTCATCAACCCTTGTCCCTGATAACTGGTATGGACCAGATCATCCTGAGAATACTAGGCAAGATGCCTTTACTTGTTGCTGGTCACTAGATTCTGGTAGTGGTGTTGTATGGCTCAATCCTCCCTATGGCAGGACTATCGGTGAGTGGATGAAGAAGGCTAATGATGAAGCCAAGCACGGAGCTACTGTTATATGCCTTGTTCCTGCTAGAACTGATACTAACTGGTGGCATAACTACTGTATCCAGCACGAGGTTAGATTTATTAAAGGTCGCTTGAAGTTTGGTAATCAAAAGAACTCTGCGCCCTTTCCTTCTGCGTTAGTAGTTATCAAATGAGATACGAATATGAATGTCCAGCCTGCGGAAACATCCTCCTTGTTCTCCGCAGCATCCACGATATCGAAGTGGAGTATGACTGCCCTCAATGTTCCTCGACATTGAACCGAAGGTGGGAGTCCCCTCCCTCTCACTTTAAGGGTAAGGGTTTCTACTCCACCGATAAATAAGAAAGCCCCGCAGTTAGCACTCTTGGTCTGCGGGGCCTCTTACGCTAAGTGAAAGGATAAGTAACTCTTAGCTGTCCTTTAGTTTAGTAGTATCCGTGTTTAATAGCAAAGCGTTTAGCCTTACAAGGTGTTCCGTGACGCTTATCAATGTAACGTAAGCCTCGCAGTATTTGGATCGCAGGTTCTCTACTTCTTTCTCCAAGCATTTGAGCAATTCCGAAAGCTGAGCTTCCTTGCTGGTTGCTTGCGAGGTGGTCAAACCTGCTCTCACGGGTCCAAAGAAAGTGAAGGCACTCCCACTCTCCCCCTCTCCAACCAAACGCAACCCACGCGTATTGCTTTGCCAGTTTTCTGTTCTCACCCTTCTCCTCCCACGTTGCCTTCGTCCTGCTCATCTCCGTCTGCTTGCTCGGATCTAGATGTGTCGTTGTTTCTATCTGTAAGAACACCAAGACTAGAGCTAATACTGGTAGCGCCAGTAATGTCCAGCCACGTTTTTGCCATACTCTCATCAGCTAACCTCTCCTGCTCAAGTAAATCCTTGTATTGGTCGGGATACTGCTGAGCAAGGCGTGTTAAAGCCCTTGCCCTAGCCCTCTGATAGTTGCGTAGCCATACAGCTCGCTTCTCAGAGTAGGCTCTGCGTTTATCTATCGTTTTCATTGAGCTTATCCTCCCATACTATGAGCAGGTAGGCAAGGATAGTCATAAGTATTACGCCTAGAAATATCACGCCTTCTCCCTCTCACTTGTTATGGTAGCCAAGACTAGGGCAGTCACATCTATCTTATCTGTGATGAGCTTGAAATCGTCCTCGCTCTGCTCGTCCCATACACTCACTAGGATAGACCTATCAAGACCACGCCTGAACCAAGTGATAGCCTCGCTTACACTCGCCCCACCCCACTCCACTTCTGCCTTATGATCCATTACCTCATAGAAATTAACTGGCTTCATTATCCTTCTCCTCCTTATAGTTGATTAAGTTGATTTGATTTAGGGCATTGACCATACGAATTAGGTTAGCACCTGCCTCCTTCGCTTCCCCCTCCACCATTTGCTTTATTGCTAGTCCTCGGCATAGGTCTGCCTTAGCTTGATAGTATTCCTTATTCACTTGCTTCCTCCTGATTTGGTAAGCACCCCACGCAGTATGCGTAAGTGTGTATCTCCACATTTCCCTTGCTATCTGCCCACACAACATCATCTTCTTCTATGTCGGTGTAGCACTTTACGCAGGTGTATAGGTTAGGCGTTCTCATTACCTTCCTCCTCCTCTTTCATCTTGATTAGGTCATCTATCTCTGGCTCATACTTTATCTTACTCATTATCTCCCTCTCTCTCTCTTATCGGTTATCTTGCTTATGATTACTAGCCCTAGATAGATTACTAGGGCGTAGATAATAACCTGCATTAAAGCCCAAAAGCCCCCCACCTGCACGCTAGTTAGGCGCTCTAGTATGAAGTCAAGGCTCACTTGCTCGCCTCCTCTTTTTCGAAAGTCTCTGCCCATTCTTGGGTGTAGAGCGTTAAAGGTAATTTCCTCTCCCTCGATAGTTTCATAACATCTTCAAGGGTTTCAAGGTCTCCGAGGTGCTTGGTGTCTCCACTCTCCCACTCGAAAACCTGCCAATAAATACCGTGTCCCTCTGTTTCGTATGCTTTAATCACGCGTTCCCCCTTAAATCCACTCGTGGCGGATAGTGTAAGCCCCGCGCTCTTCATATCCATATAACACAGCAGACACAGAATAGACCACGTGGAAACCCATATCCATACCGCAACCGCCAACACGGATAACACGTTGCCCGTTGCGCTCTTTAATCGTGCCAATGTCTAACTTTCCGACATAATAGGTCACATCTACGATTTCACCCTCTACCGCAGCGAGTACTTTCATATCCCTAGACATACCAGACGAGGAAACGCTCTTGAGGTTTGTGTAGAGTGTCGGCTTGTTTTGCTTGTTTAATATGCTTAAAAGGTAAACGCGAGCGTTCTCCCTCTCTTGCTCTTTCTGCGCTTTCTTGCTAAGTGTTGCGTTCATTTCTTATCCTTTCATAATTGGAGGCTAGTCCCTCCCCTCCCCCGTAGGATAGTATAACCCTACGAGGAAAGGCAAGCACTACGCTCTTATTTCTTCGATGATTACCGCTTCACGGTCTTTCGCCTCGCAATAGGCGCGAGCCTTAGCGCTGGTAGTAAAGGTCTCACGGTAAGGAATCTCCGCCCCGAATCCATAATAACCCGCCTTCCAGTTATGAGCCCCCTCTCTCTTAATCCAGTAATACCAATGAGCGCGGGGCGTTCCCTTGATAGTGATTTGGATCCTGCCTATACGCGTTCCCCATTTCATTAGATAGCCTCCTTAATAATCCCGCGCTTCATAGCTTCAACGCTCCAACAATTACCGCAGAGCGCAACATTGTAATTAGATACATTTCCCTCATTAAATACATCAAAAGACTTTCCACACTCATCACATTTTTTAATCATTACTGCCTATCTATGAGCCCACTTTGAGCCCATAAGACGAGGATAGCGGAGGCTCTTCTATCTTGTCAAGTGTCTAGAAGAAAATCTTTCTAGGGCGTGTCGGTCTAGGTTGATACTGTAAACCTTTACTTGAGGTTGAGGGTTGAGAGCAGGGCAGGGCTCCAGCCTTATCGGGTAGGGCAGGGAGGCAGGGCAGTTTATTAAATAAGGCTAGGGAATTATTAGCAGAGATGGGCGCTAGATAAGGTTAAGGGTGAGCGCTAGATAGTGCCAGAGTGTTAGCAAGCCCATAAAAAATTACCAGCAACCAGCAACGCTCAAGGCCTATACCGCGCAAGGCCAGCCACAACAAAAGCCCGACCCTAGGTGATTAAACTGTGTGGTATGTATAGTATGTACCTTCACTAGATTTTTTTCCTAAAGTGAACCTTGATCATCTAGTGTCCTAGTTTGTCCGTATTTATCTGTGAGGTCTGTCACAAAACAAAGATTTATTTGCAGAAAGCGGGAAATGAGTATTTTTTCCCGCCTAATACAGTATAGGAGCAGTAAGCGGAATGGTTGTAGCTTACTGCGGGCTACGCTCACGCTACGCCCCTCTAAGGGCTGTAGCGGACTTACCCCTCACTTCGTTGTGACTCGTTCGGGCGCTCAAGCCCGATGACGAGGCGCAAGTCGCCTCATTTAGTTGGGTGTAATCTATCTATAATTTAGGAGCCTGCTATTTCTAATAACACTGCTGATATAGCTAAAAGGGTAATCCTTAACGCTGTAGCAGAAGGTATGACTATAGAGACGGCTTGCGGTGAAGCTGGTAAGTCTATGAAGACTTATGAATACTACCGCAGATCCGATAAGGTCTTCGCAGATAAAGTTGATAGAACCCGCCTAGGACTTCGTTCCAAGAACTTTGCAGCTACCGATGTCCACGACCTCGGCTTTGCCGAGTTCCGCCAGAAGTTCCTTCATCAGACTACCTTCCCTCACCAGCAGAACCTGGCAGATGTTATAGAGGGTAGGGACCCTTCTTGGCACCATCCCGCTATGAAGTTTGAAAAGGGTCTAGCAAGTAACCGTATCCTTATCAACATCCCTCCAAACCACGCCAAGTCAATTACGATTACCGTAGATTATGTAACTTGGAAGATAGTCCAGAATCCTAACTTTAGAGTCTTGATAGTATCCCAGACTCAGCAGCTTGCAGCAGACTTCCTATATGCTATCAAGCAGCGCCTTACCCATCCGATGTATGAGACCCTACAGCAGGCCTATGCTGCTGGTGTCGGCTTTAACTCTAAGTCTGCTACCTGGACTACTACTAGAGTCACCTTTGGTGATGAACTCAGAGAATCATCTGAGAAGGACCCAAACCTAGAAGCTGTAGGTATTGGCGGTCAGATATACGGTAAGCGTGCCGATATGATTATTGTTGATGATGCTGTTACCTTAAAGAACGCTAATGAATTTGAAAAGCAAATCAGATGGCTTACCCAAGATGTCAGATCACGTCTTAACCCTACTGGTAAGTTAATTGTTATCGGAACCCGCGTTGCCTCTGTAGACTTATACAAAGAACTACGCTCTCCTGATAGATACCCTGGTGGTCTGGTCCCTTGGACATATCTGGC